TGGTACAAGGACTTGGAAGTGTAAGCGGAGTAGTATAGATGGTAGATGTTACCGTGATCCTGGAGATCCTGCTAATATGATCTTTGTTCCTGTCGGGTTGGATGAAAACACCTACGACTACAATAGATCTAACTATACAGAGCTGGAACAGTTACAGATGTGGGCAGGTACTAATATCAGTAGTAGTGCAGCAGTGCAGACATGGTTAGGTCATCCTACGGCAGGAGATCCAGCAGGTACTCCCCACTCTGTAGATTATACTGCTATAACCGTAGCAGCATGCACTAATGGTGTGCCACCTAGTGAATGTTGGGATACATATGTCAGGAATGTCAATGCATCTGACGGTCCTCTTACTGTATATTGTGGTTATGATGCAGATGGTAATGGTATAGCAGGTCAGACTTATTGTAATACTTCTGAGTTATTTGATTCCTGTGCAGCATTAGATAAATGTATGGATTCATCTATTGCTATCTCTCCTAAACGTATGACAGGATCTGGATCTACTGCTAGGATGCAACTAGGTGCTTATAATGGTACCATGACTGTAAGGAATTATCTTACAGGTGGAGTCGTAGCACTGGGTAGGGCGTTGCGTAATTATGGCAACCCTTACTTTGATGAGTGTAGTGAGGATAATTCTTGGACAGAAGGAACCACACTTAATGATATAGTAGAACCTAAGAGGTTATAATGGCATTTGGATATCTATTACCAGTATCATCTTTAAACGGATTACCTTGTAGTGGTCATGGATTGTGTATACCGTCCACTGTGCACTCTGTACAGTCCTGTGGCAGCACTCCAATCCCCTACAGCATAGTCATTAAGGAATATACATGTTGGTGGCCTCCTCAAGCATTAATTCCAATCTTTCCAGTAACCCCATATAGGGCAACTGTGCAGGTAAATCGTATTCCTATTATGTTACATGGGGATACATTCCAACCGCATATAGCAGTATGTACTAATATTATTGTGTACATGTGTCCTTGTGGTAAATCTGTATGCCCAACTCCCACTCCAATCCCTTGTAGTATCCTTACAATTGAAGATGGGGGTGGTGTAGGACATACTAGGATCCTTATGGCAACAACTGTAACAGTATTTGCTCTGAAATTACCGATTGCACGTATCCTAGATCCTCTAGGAGTTGGTTTTTCAGGATTTAGTTACCCTTGTTCATCAGTGGTTGCGTGGGGGCATGCAACTGTGCTATCATCATAGTAGTTTATTAACCAAAAATGGCATTATACGGCTCAACTGGTGGGTATACAGCACCTCCAGCAAAGAAAACTAGACAAGGAAACTCAAAAAACACAAAATTAGCTGCCACTTCTCGTAATGCAGCAAGAAAAAGATATAGGGGTCAAGGTAAATAGTCGGAAAACCCTATAAATAAAAGATATAGTGATAAATATCTTTAAAAGTAGAGACGCATGCCTGCTTATAGGTTCAGATCTGAAAAATACGTCAGTAGAGGATTCAAAGATTTAGCGGTTTCGTTTAACGCTAATCCTTCCACTGGCGATTTTGGCGTGGTCAAAAATGAAAATGCAATAAAACAGTCAGTAAGGAATCTTTTACTGACTCAATTTGGTGAACGTCCTTTCCAAGACAAGATTGGGTCTCAGGTTAGGATGCTTTTATTTGAACCATGGGATCCATTCTCAGTGGATTCTATGAAAAATGAGATATATAACTGCCTAGCAAGACTAGAACCAAGAATTCAAGTCACTGGTGTTGACGTTCGTGATGATTCATCTATAAATTCAGTACAAATATCGATAAACTACACTATTGTTGGAGAGCAAATAGTGCAAAATGTCGATTTTCTCTTAGAGAAGGCATAAAATGGCAGCCATTCCATCACAATTAACGTCGTTAGACTTCTTTGAAATCAAAGAATCGATCAGATCATACCTAAGAACTAGAAAAGAGTTCTCAGATTATGATTTTGAGGGTAGTTCTGCCTCATATTTGATTGATATACTAGCGTATAACACATACTATACTGCTTTTAACGCTAATATGGCGTTGAATGAAGCATTTTTAGAGACTGCAACTGTTAGAGATAACATTGTAAGGATCGCAAAGCAATTAAATTACACTCCAAGGTCAGTAAAAGCACCTAGGGCATGTGTAAAATTGGTCGCACAGACAGTAACATCACTAAATGGGACTACTTTTCCAGAATTTGCTACCTTAAAGAAGGGTGATGTCTTTGTTGCAGAGAATGATTTTGATGCTTATACCTTTGCATTAACAAATGACATTCAAGTGTCTGTTGATAGTGGCACTGGTAAGGCAACTTTTGATAATGTACTGGTTTATCAAGGAAATTTGATGACCTACAACTACACAGTTGACTATACTAAGAAGCAAGATTACATTATTCCTGATGAAAATGTAGATACTGCTCTTTTAACAGTAAATATTTCTCCAACTGCTCAATCTGCCGAGAAAGATACCTATAGTCTTGCTAGAAATGTCACAAATGCTGATGGTACTTCTAGAATTTTCTATTTGGAAGAGACTGATGACCTTAGATACCGTATAGTTTTTGGTGATGGGTCAATTGGACGTAAATTAATTGATGGTGAATACATTACTGTCTCATATGTGTCTACTGATGGGGTAGAAGCCAATGGTGCAAAGGGTTTTGACTTCGTTGGTAACGTAGTAGACAGTGATTCAAGGAATATTGCACCTTCTAAGATAAGTTTGAGCACAAAAGATGCTGCTCAAGACGGTGAAAACCGTGAATCACCCCTTTCAGTCAAGTTTAGAGCACCTAGAGCGTATGCAACTCAGAATAGGGCGGTTACTGAGAATGATTTTGAGCATATTGTCTCAGAAATCTATCCTCAAGCAGCATCTGTAACTGCTTTTGGTGGTGAGAAGCTAAGTCCACCTGTTTATGGAAAAGTTTATGTCGCAATTCGACCAAAAACAGGAAATAAACTCAATGAGACGACAAAACAGAAGATAAAAAACGATTTGAAGAAATATTCAGTCGCTTCTATCGAGCCAGTCATCATTGACCCAACATCTTACTACATTATACCTAAATCTTACGTTTACTATAACGGAAATGACACCAATTTGACTGGATCTGAGTTAGGTACTAAGGTTTTACAAGGAATTGACCAATTTAACAAGAATGGTCAGACAAATAGGTTTGGTGGACGTGTTGATGGATCTAAATTTGGATCTATGGTTGATAATGCTGATACTAGCATTGCTGGTAACGTCACTCAGATGACTTTAGGTCAAAATCTTGACAAATTTACCTTTGGAAACGTGTTTACCCAATGTTTAGACTTTGGTAACCCACTTTATGACCCATCTGGTTATGCTGGTACTCCCGATACTGGATCTGGTGATGGTGACAACGGTGATCCTGGTGATGGTAGTGGTAATAAGTGTCTTCCAAACTTCTCTGTAGTCAAATCTGGCACATTTTATGCCACTGGTTACACTGAAGACCTTGTAAACCTAACTTTGACTGATGGAGCAACCTCTGCTGCTGTAGCATCTCCTGGTTTGTCCACAAATGTTACTAATCAGGTCTTGGTACCTGTAAATATAAGAGATGACGGTCAAGGTAACCTACTTATGGTTACAACTAGGGATGAGACCGAATTAGTATTGAATCCTTCTGTAGGAAGTGTAGATTATGGCACAGGTCAAGTCTGTGTTGGTCCTGTAGCGATTCAAGGCACTCCAGATGATACCACACGACTTCCAATTCAAGTATTACCTGCTGGTGGATCTATAACCATCCCACCAGGAGTTGACCCAACAATATTCAATCCAACAGTCAATCCAATTGACTATACAATCAACGATGTTGCTATTCCAACCTTCGATCCGAATAACTTTAGTGGTTATAACTTCGGTGACACAACTGGCATAAATATCATTGATTATCCAACGGATACTTTTGACTATCCAACCAGCGATTCCTGTTTCTAAGATAGATGCCAATTACGAAGAATATAAACGTCTCTGATAGGGTCGAAAATCAGTTACCTGAGTTTATTCGCCACGAAGACAGACAATTAGTCAACTTCCTGTTTGAATACTATAAATCTCAGGAAAAAACAGGTAGACCTTACGATATACTCAATAATTTATTGAGATATCTGGATTTGGATAATTATACCTCTGAGCAGCTTGCAAGTGCAACGAATTTGCTCAAAGATATTGGTGTGTACGATAATAAGATTGAAATTGAGGGTATAGATGGATTCCAGGAGCAAAATGGCTCCATAATGATTGATAATGAAGTAATTTACTATGAAAGGGTCACTCGTGGTCCTGATGTTATCATTACTCCAGGAATTTCGTATCCACAGTTTAATAAGAAGAAACAACAGCTAGAAAACCCATTTTCACTCTTTGATGGAGTAGAAACAACCTTCCCATTAAGCTTTTTAGGCACTCCAGTCGCTCCACCTTCAGCAGAGCACCTAATTGTGATTGCTTACAACACAATGATGGTACCAAACGTAGATTACTTCGTTGAAGGGTTTAATATACGTTTTGCAGAAGCACCTAGAGATCAAATTGGTGCAGATAACTCAGAATTCACTTCAATCACTTATTTGGTTGGATATTCTGATCAAGTCATCAAAACTGCGGATTCTATCCCTTGGCAAGAGTGGGAAGGCACAAAATATTACCCATTAAGGATTGCGACTCAATCTTACACTCCAACATCTGCAATTGGGTTAATAATCAAGAAAAATAATAGATTACAAGTACCATATGAAGATTTTACCGTTTTTGAAGATAAAGTTGTTTTCAAAAATGAAATTGGAGCTGCTGACTCTATTCATATTAGGTCTGTTGAATATAATGCTCCTGCTTATGGATCTGGAGCAACAGCAATTGCTAAGGTTGCTGATGATGGCACAATTGACTCTTTAATTCCTAAAAGTGGTGGATCTAAGTATAGAATTGACTTTGCACCTAAAGTTACCATTACAAGTAATGTTGGAGAGAATGCAACTGCTAGATCACTAATTGGTGGTATAAAAGACATCAATTTGATTGATGGTGGTCAAGGTTACACATCATTCAACCCACCAATCCCTGTTGTTGCTGGTCCTACCAATCCTAATGGCACACCTGCCAAATTAAGTCTTACAGTCAATGATGAGACTGGAATGGTAGATAGTTTGACTATTACTAACAGTGGTAGTGGTTATGACTTCATTCCTGCTATATCATTCAAGAATCCTGGTGGTGCAATCATTGGTGCTCCTACTATCGACTCTGAAGGTAGAGTTAATGTAGGAAGTATCGTTGTTAGCGAAATGGGTAGTGGATATAGTAATCCACCAATAGTTTACATAGATAATGCTCCAGATGGAGGTATTAATGCACAAGCAATTGCAAGGATCAATCAAGACGGTCAAGTATACGAAATACAGATTACTAATCGTGGTAGAGGGTATGTTACTCCTCCTCGTGTGGCAATTGTTAATCCTATCGGTGCTCAAGTCCTTGATGTCACTGTAGCATCTGGATCAGTCACAAATATCGAAATGTTGACTGGTGGGCAAGGATATACCGATGCACCTTCTGTTTATATTGTAGATGATAGAAAAGACGGATATGGAGAACCAATAGGTGGCACAGGAGCAGAAGCTGCTGCTACTATCTTTAATGGTGAAATTACAGACATTAATATCACTAGTTTTGGATCTGGATACTCAGAATCAGAACCTCCTAAAATATACATTGCAGAACCAAAAGCAGCAAGGGCATCTGTAGATGTTGGGTTTGATCAAGTAACAGGATTCGATATACAGGAGTATGGAGCAGGATACACTTCTAGTGCCTTTCTAGGGTGCTCTAGAGGCGTTTCTGGACCTGTTGCTTACGATAACCTCCATAATGAGGTATATGCTGGAGAAGCAGCATTAAGGCAGTCAAATCACGTTGCAGGTACAAATGTAACTAACCTTGACTCTCTATTCATTAAAGAAGTATTTGATAAGTTTAGAAGACAATATTTACCAACCTTAGACATTGATTTCTCTAAGGTTAACCCTGTTCAGGTAATTAAAAATATTACCGACTTTTATATCTCTAAAGGTACTAAATTAGCTACTCAATATCTCTTCAAAATCCTATTTGGTGAAGATGTTGACCTTTACTATCCTAAAGATGAGATTATAAGTCCATCTCATGCAACTTGGGTTGTAGACACTATTTTACGTGCTGAATTGATATCTGGTGATCCAGCAAACCTAATAGACTCTCAAGTTAACCAATATGCCGATGAAGTTGATAGTAGTGTTACTGCTGCATCAGCATTGATTGAAAACGTCAT